TATGCCAACATTGGGAAGATGCTCAAACCATTGGGCGGTGGTGGTACACGCGTGACTAGCGTTAGCGATTACATCAATCAGAAGAAAATTACCGCAGACTGTGTACTAATCTTTACCGATGGGTACGTTGAGGACGACATCAAGTGGACTATCAGTTCACCGACATTGTGGTTCATAACGCAAGCCAAAAACTTCGTTGCACCTAATGGTGGAAAGGTAGTTGAGGTGCGTGATGGCGAAGCCTGAGTTTAGACTAGGCAACGTAGTGGACGAGTGGGCATACATTGGCAATTACGTTGATGTACCTGACCACAGAAAATATGAATATTACATATATAAGGTAGCAAGCATGAGTAAACCAAACTTAAGAAATCCATTTGAACTGAGTGTGTGGATGGAACAAACCGCAAGCAGAGTAGCAATATCATCGCACGTAGGAGGTGACCCCGAGATGGCGACTGCACGTTTTGCAGATCAGTTAGTCGATGAGTTATTAGAACTCTATAAGTCAAATCCTGACATGGCGTATAGCTATGCTCTGAGTGAGGCTGAGACATCGAGGGATGAGTTCCAACGAGCGATGTGGCTATCAGTGTGTAAAGTATTAGATGAAAGACTAGGACTTAAAAAAGGAGATGAGAAATGATGTATGGATTTAACTATGAGCGATTGACCAAGATCACAGAGAATCAAAAGCCTTATCGTGGCTCGGATAATCGTTTTCCACTTGAGCGCAGAGCACGTAACGAAAAGTATTTTCTTGTCGAGATGGAGAACGGCGAGAAGGTATACGATGTGGTGTATGGCAAGAAGTATCATCATGATGTTATCAGTAAAGAAACTTTTGACACAATGAAAGCATTGGGTTCTGATAATGTCTGGGAGTCTCATGAGTGGGACTTTGATAAACAAAAATACACAGGCGCAAACGCATACTACAAGCGGTGGACTTCACCTAACATCTTAGTGCGAGTACGTCCTGATAACACAGTAGAGTTCACTAAGAAATCCTATCACCAAGGAGATCGTAAGATACTTTCTGATAATTGTAGTGGGCGGTTCGTTAGCGATTCACGCCGAGGTGGATTGATATATATGCACTATCACCATAACCATAAACCGAAGATAATGCACGCAATCTACGAAGGTATGCGTATCGCTTGTGACTCCGATCTATCAGTTGTGCCTTACGAGGTGGAACTAAAGAAAGTAGATCGTAGACAGGCTAAAGAATCTCTTAAACCATACGAGGATTTCTTTAAAGTATGCGAGGCGATGTGTAAAGTGATACCTTACGAGCAGTTCAAAGATACTGCGTTGTCCGTTGTAACTGAACGATTCGGAGAGGTGAAACAGATTCATGCTATTGATTCGGGTAAGTTCTTGCGTGAAGCAGAATCTTGCATACAGAGCGCACCGCTTGATGCGTTAATACTCTATGCGTTAGGGCATGATGTGAATCGTTTTGCGTGGTCGTTCAGGTGGGGCAGAACACATAGCAATGACAATGGCGATCTGACTTATCAACTGTACACGAGCGCAAAGCGTAGGATACTGAAGGAGTTATACATTGCACATAAGGAAGTGTTCAAGACATACCGAGTGCAAGGTGGCGAGTATTTCCCTGCGAGCGAGTGGGGTACACAAGTAATAGTAAACGGCGAAGTAGTCGGGCAACTTTAACATTAACCAAGGAGATAGTAATGAGTAAATATATTCTTAACACATTGAAAACAACTGACCAGATGGATGCGATTCTCAAAGAGAATATTTGCTTTCCACTTGTACGTGAAATCGAATTTAAGTATGGGCTAAAAGTCTATAAGATAAAAGGCAAGCAAGAGGAGAAGGCGACTCCTACTTTCTATCTATGTTATCCCAATGGCTTACCATGCGGTGTGGTGTTTGCTAAAAAGCATGTGGAGTGGGACATCTATAAAGGTACTCATGTACCACATTGGGAATATTGTTTCAGAACACCCTACTACAAGAAAGCTAGGGGATCATCCGATAATGATAGACAAACTATATCAAGTAAGAAAATCTCTACTCTTATGGGCACAATCCAAAGACAAAAAGTTATTGGTGATGTTAGCGCAGTCTTTAAAGATTACAAGAACGAGATGGTTGATGCTAAAGAAACAATGGTGGCTTCGTTTGGTAAAAGTAATAAATATGAGAGCGTAAATATGGATACTATCCATGCTCTCGTGGCTCATGCGCTAGGTGAAAATCCCGATAAATATAATCTATCGCTAGACCTAGATTTATGTAAAATATTACTTGACAAATTCAATAAAGCTGATAGCATAAGGGCTGAGAAAGTAAAAGAATCAGATAGATTTTTTGGTAATCCATTCTATGCAATCGGTGTTGATAGAGACGAGCATATCATCATCGGCAAGTTTAAATTAGTAGGTGACGTAGTGACAATCTTAGAAGATTTTAGTCGTGTTCAATCATTAGATCATAAGGTGGATTTACTTCCAATACTCACTATGATGAAGGTTGCGTATGAGGGCAAGAACACCAATGACAATCACTATGATGGTAACCTAGATGTAATCCACAAGAGTGTATTTTATCGTGATGAGACAGACTTTAAATGGACATTCATCCCATGCCCATAAACGATTTCTTTCCTATACTAACTCCCGTAGTACATCCTAAAAATTGGGACTTGATTCGTGTGCCACTTATTCGTTATGAGGGCGAGTACAAAATCAATTTAGATGATCGCATGGTTCGTATATACAACGATAAAACATTACCCGATGCAATCAAATCTAAGATGGCGATGATACTTGCTCATACACATGAGGTGATTCACGATAATAGCATTCAACGTATAGATGTATACACAAATAAGCAGTCCCCTGAACTCGATGAGATAGGGTGGCAATCGTCCGAACATTATTTTTGTTTGGTATTAGATCGTGCAACAGTTAACGAACTGAAAGGTTCACATGACGCTATGGCGCAAGAGAGGTAGCATGACACCCGAAGGTAAAGTCAAAGCAAAGGTTAAAAAACTTTTAGCTGAAGGGAAACATTATTACACCATGCCTGTGACTGGGGGGTATGGCAATAGTGGAGTACCTGACTTTATCGTGTGTGTCAAAGGAAAGTTCTTAGCGATAGAGTGCAAGGCTAATGGTGGTAAGACGACTGCGTTACAAGATAAAAACTTAAACGATATTAGAACGAGCGGTGGTGTTGCGCTAGTCATTACTGAAAACGATTTAGATTATCTTAAACAAATTCTAACGAACATGGAACACATATATGAATAGAAAAGATATTTGGGAAGACTTTATAGCACCCATTGGCGGGGCAACGCTTTTTGTTATTCTGTTTGGTGCAGTAATAGGGTTATTAATTTGGGCGCTTTACTCAATATTTGGCATGACGCAAGAACAAATAGATCAGCTTAACAAACCAAGGATTGCCTACAAGTTTGAAGACTGTGAGATATGGATATTTCAAAACACACATTACGTTACTAGGTGCGGTAATCACACAGTAACTGAGCGTCACTACTCAGAGTATTGTGGCAAAGCGTGTACTAAACAAAAAGTAGAAAGGATTGAGAATGAATGAAACAGACCGAGAACACTTGCATAAATTGTATGCAGGGTTCGCAATGATTGGGTTGCTTATGCGTGGTAATGATCCTCGCATACCCGCAGAATCTTTTAATATAGCAGATGCTATGTTAGAGGAAATAGATGCAAGAGACAACAAAGGTATTGCATCAATAGTTAGAAAGTACAAACGAAAGGAAAAAGTAAATGAAGAAACCAATAGCACAGATTAGTAGAGTAGAGCGTTACATGGCGAAATACCCTAGTGCCAAACCTAGAGAAATAGCAGAGGCATTAGACATACCACTACAAGCGGTGTATCAATATCGTATGCTAATCAAGAAAAAGAGAATTCAACTACAAGCGATGAATGATGTAGAGTCTGAATTGGATACGGCTAAGAAGATTCATAGATTATCTATGGGGAAAATAAGAATGCAAGCTAACTTTCCACGTGAAGGTGGAACAGTAGATAACGTCAATCATCCCTCACATTACAAAGTGGGCGGTATCGAGACTATCGACTTCATTGAGGCGAAGAAATTAAATTACAACTTGGGTAACGTCATCAAATATATTACTAGAGCAGAGCACAAAGGTTCTTATTCAGAGGACTTACAGAAGGCTCGGTGGTATCTTGATAGAGAGATCATGAGTCAACATATTTCTAAGTAATCCTAGGGGGCTACGCTTGGGCGTAGTTCCCTTTTTTTGTAACTATTGAAAGTGTTATTTAAGGAAACTGGCATCATGGAATTGAAACTAAATGCGGGGGTC